CCGGTACTGCGGTTGGGCCGTCATGGTGTTGCCGCCCGGGCCGAACTGGCCCAGGCCGGCGGCGCCCCTGCCCGGGAAGCGGGCCGGTGCGAAGACCGTGCCCCGTGCGGCGGCAGCGTCGGCGAGGCGCTTGCGGGCGGCCTCGCTGTTGGCCTGCTCCTCGGCGCGGGTGGCCAGCATCACCTGCTGCTGCACCGCCCGGCCCTCCTTCAGGAGCGTGAGCCAGCTCCGGCGGGCAGCCGCCACCTTGTCTGCCGCTGCCGCTTCCTGCAGGGCGGCCTGCACCAGCCCGTCGGCGATCTTTGGCAGCAGCTGCATGTCCAGCTTTGCGCCAAAAGCCCCGCCGTTGCGGCTGAGGTCCATGGCGTTCTTGATCTCCATGGACATGCCGCCCAGGGCGTTGGTGGCGCTGTCGAAGAACGAGGCGCCGCCCTGGTTGATGAAGTTCTTGAGGGGCTTGGCGGCCTCGAGCTTGCCGAGGGCATCGCCGGCGGCGTAGGCGCCCTGGGCGATCTTCGGTAGCCAGGGTGCGAAGGCCGCGGCAGCCACCGCCGCCGCACCCATGCCACCTGGCAGGTTGGCGAGTGCACTTAATAGTTCCCCTACACCGGTGATAGCCCCGCCCAGTGCGTCGGGCAGAACATTGGTGATGGCACCAACCGCCTGCTTCACGCCGAACATGTTGCCCAGTCCGCTGACGCCGCCTGCCGCCGACAGACCGCCCGCCACAGCGCCGCCACGAACTACCGCGCCCTCAACCGCTTTTCCTGCCCCGCTAAACGCACCGCCGAAGGAGCGGTCGACAACACCAGGGACACGTTGCACAAAGTTCCCCGCCGCCCGTCCCACCCAAGAGGGTTTGGCCGCTTCCTCTCTGGCTTTCTTGGTCTTGCCGAGCACCCGCTCAGCTGCGCGCCACTCGTCCTCGATCGCCTTGACGCGGGCCTTGCGCTCACGTTCGGCGTCAGCGATGGCCTGGTCGGCGGCGGCTGCTTTGGTCTTCGCCAGCTTCTCTTCTGCCACCAGGAGAGAGCGGGCGTTCTTCATCAGCTCTTTGCCGAGCTTGACGTTGCCGCCGGCCGCCGCGGTGATCTCCACCTCGGCTCGCAGCAGCTTCGCCATGATCGAGGTGTTGCCCTGGAGCACCCGGGCCCGGTCCTTCAGCAGACCCAGCTGCCGCTGGAGCTCGTCGCTGCGCTCCTTCTCAAGGCGGGCATCAGGCGAGGCAGCTCCGCGACCACCTCCGCCTCGCTTACCTGTCGCACGCTCCACCGCAGATGCCTGCGCGTTCAGCAGCCGGCCGTTCTGCTGCAGCAGCGTGTTCATCGTCTGCAGCGCTTGGATGTGCGCCTTGAACGGCGCAGTGATCTGGGCAGACGCTGCGTTGATCTTGGTAAACCGCTCCTGTAACTGAGTGAGGCGGTTCTCGAGGTTCTTGAGCTGGGTTAGGCCGACGACCTTGACCGAGATGTCGGCTGAATAGGTCGCCAATGCCTGTACCTAGCTCCTAGGCCCAGTCTATCTGCGTCTCTGGGCCTTCTTCATCGCTTGCTCCTGCTGATCATTCATGTACCCGAAGTACGCGGACCAGCCGAGCAACTCCTCTTGGGTGACCTCCGCCCATAGGCGGGTGACGGTCATCCCAAGCTCTTTCGCAACCGCAAAACTCAGCAGGAGCCAGCCGTCCTTCTCAAGCTCCTGCTGAAGTGCTTTTGGGCTCGATCGGTTCCTCGTCTTCAGGGCTGGTCAGCACAGCAAGCATCAGCGACTGGAGGTCGGCGTCGCGGACTTCGTGCTTCAGCTCTGCGATGTCGGCAGGGAGGAACATGCGCTGACCCGACTCGTCGAGGGCCTTGTCCACCAGCAGCTGCAGGGCGAAGGCTCCGGTGTCATCACCCTTGGCAGTGCGCTGGGCCTTGTCCCGCTCCGCCATGGTCAGAGGGCGGCACCAGAAGGTGAACGTCGTGCCGTCGTTGAGCTCCACATCCTTGCGGGTGGGGACGAGATTGGCGGCCTTTTTCAGGCGGTCGATGGCGCGAAGGGCAGATGCCATGCAGTCGAGCAGTGACTTACTTACTTGAGTATAGAGGTGGCTCCCAATAGAAAAGCCCCGCTTGTGGCGGGGCCGATGGGGGACTCCTTCAGAGCCTGTTGTATCAGGCGAGGCTGAGGTTGAACAGGTGGGAAGGAGGACCGGAGAGGTTGAAGTTGATCGAAGCCACGATGGCGTCGCTGGTGTTCACCGAGATGGAGAAGCCCGCCAGGGACACCGGTGCCTCGATGTAGGAGGACGCGGTGTCATCCATGATTCCGCCAGCGCCTTCGATGGCGTTGACGTACAGCTTCACCGTGGCACCAGCCTGGGACTTCAGCAGCGAGTTGGCGATCAGGCGGCTGCTCAGGCTGGTGGTGTCACCAGAGAACAGGACGCTCATCGTGCCGGAACCGCTGGCGAAGCCAGGGATGGTGGTACGGAAGGAGGCGTACTTGTCAGCGTCACCGCCGGTGCTGCAAGGCAGGGTGGTGATGTCGATCTCTTCGCGGGAGAAGTCCATCGACCATTCCTGCACCTGACAGACCACAGAGGCTTCGGCGTAGCCGATGTTGATGTGGCCGGTGGTGTTCTCCCGGGCGGTGGTCAAGGTGGCGGTGCCGCTGAAAGCAGTACCGGGGGCCACCTTGTCGATCGCATCGCCGGCAGCGTTGCGGCCGCCGCTCAAGGAGATGGTGCCGGCGCCGGTGGTGTAGCCCTTGCCCTGCGCGGTGATCGTGATGGCACCGGCGTTCAGAGCACCACCGGCGGGGACGACCACCGTGGCGCGGGCGCTGGACTCGCTGGTGGCAGAAGAGCCGACACCGATCGTCTGCACCAGGCGGACATCGGTGTAGGTGCCGGGGGTGTAGCCCACACCAGCGGTGGCGGCCGCCAGGGTGGCGACGCCGGAGCCGGCTTGACCGCCGGTGTTAGCCAGGGTGATTGGCACACCGCCCTTGGTGGCGGACACGGCGATGCCGGTCTTGTTGACATCCACCACGAAATACTTCGTGTTGGCGGTCAGGGCGGTGTCGAGCACACCGGCACCTTCGACTTTGAACACCACGGGGTCACCCACGCGGTAATCATTGTTGCCGGGGACGGTGATGTAACGACCGGAGGGGAAGTCGGTCGCGTCGGAAAGGCAGAACTGAACACCTGCAGGCTTGAAGGTGATCAGACCATCAGAGCCCGTGAGGGCGGTTGTTTGGCAGTTGACGGCCACAGTTGGATCTCGTGTAAACGACAGGCGGGGGCGTCTGTGACCTGCGGGGGCTCAGGCTACGGAGCAGTGTAGGAAGCCTGGAAGCCGCAGCCCACCCGGGCGAAAAAGTGGGGTTTGCCCTCGAGCGCCGCGAAGCTGGGGCCGGTGAGCTCCCGGGTGACGCCGCGGACACCGTCGACCGGGTGGAGTCGGGTGCGGTTGATGTCGAGCAACGCGGTGGCCATGGCGCGGGCCAGGGTCTGACTTGCGGCCGGCCCCTCGCCCTTGGGGGTGTAGATCTCAATCACGATCGAGCCGCGCAAGTTCTCGAGGCTTTCGCAGAGGGTGGTTTCCGTCACAGACCCAAATGCCAGGCGCATCAGGATGTGAGCGCCGGTGGAGTCGGCGTCGGTGAAGGGCTGGTTGTCGACGAAGATCGGCACCACCAGAGCGTTGGCCGCGGCGATCACCGGCCCCTCGAAATACTTGCGGACGTTCTGGAGGCTCATCGTGTGAATCCGGCGAGACGCATGCCTTGTTTGACCGAGAGCCCGAGGGTGGCGCTGCCCTCTCCTCCCAGGATGTAGCGGGCGAACCAGTCGGCTTCAGCTGTGGCCCGGGCACGTGCGTGGCGGTAGCGGCCGTCGTCCCCGGGCTCGAGGTCCAGAGCGATGTCGGCGTACTCCATCAGGTTGCCGATCGTGTAGCCGAGCAAGCTCTCGTTAGCTGGTGGGACGAAGACTGGGGTGATCTGGCGAGACTTGGGGCCGTTCTTGATCTGATCCCAGGTGGCTTGGTCGCCAAGGTTGCTGTCGATGCGCATCTGGCCGGCAGCGACTTCCCAGGCAGCTTCAAACTGGCCCGTCCAGTACGGGCCGCGCCGCTTGAGTTCCATGGTGATGTTGCGGGCGGCGATCTCCATGCCCAGCGCCAGGCCGGAACGGAGGTCGCTCGAGAGCTGGGAAAGGGGTTTGCCTCGTGCCATTACTGCGGCCTCGCGATGCAGCTGAAGAACACCGGGTTGTCGCCGCGGTAGGCGGTGATGTCGATGACCTTGGCGGTGCGGGTGGTGGTGCCCTCCGTGTACTCCCAGCGGTCCTGGGTGGTGATGTCGAGGCCACCCAGCTGGCCCGGGTCGATCATGATCTTGAGGTCGGTGGCTTGGTAGACGCCGCCGTCTTCCTTGGGGTTCACCTTGGCGATCACCGCCACCACGTTGAGGCGCGTCTCGACCGGGGTGACGTCGCCGGTGGAGGGGTCGTAGACGCCGGGGCCCGTGTTTCGCACGAAGACCATCGGCAGTCCCCACTCCTGGATTAGGGGGCCGGGGATCGGCCCGAAGACGGTGTCGACCTTGCTCAAGAACGGACCCTCCGCATCAGCGATTTGGCGCCGGTGTTGGTGAGCCAGCAGCCGATGATGTCCTTGAGCCAGGGGAACTTCTGCAGCACCAGCGGCCCACTTGGAGCCGTGGCGGTCGCAGTGGAACCGGAGCCGCGGGAGTCGAAATACTCAACCTCGAGGTCGCCGAGCTTCTGGCGCTTCACCGGGCCGGTGGCTGATGTAGCTGCGCCGGTGCCGATCAGGGCGGTGGGGTTGGAATGTAAGGCAAGCGCAAGTTCGCTGACGGCGCGGGTGTAGGAGGCGTCGAAGGTGTTGCCACAGCAGGTGGCTGCCGTGTCCCAGCACAGCTGGGCCAGCCAGGTCTGGGCCTCGGTTAGCGAGGTGGTCTGCTCGGGTGCGCTAATCGCAAGCCATTGCGCATTTCGCGGGGTGGTGGCGAAGTAGGCCGCCGCCATCGCGTCGGTGATGGTGGGGAGCGTCATCAGATCGGAATGGCGAGAACGTCGTAACCCTTGCGGCGCAGGCTGCGGCGGACCTCCCGGACATGCTCGGGGG